GCATCCCACTTGATTCCGTGACCGAGGACATGGTCAAGGCATTCACTGGCTACTACGAGCCGAAAGGCCAGATGAACACGCACGCCGAGTGGGTGAGCATGCTGGTCAAGTGGGTGAAGAACGATCGTGCCCATGAGGCGGCCTCCAACGTTCGACAGTTCCGGGCAAAGCCACCTGCTCAGGATTTTGACGACAACGACAACGAATGGGTGCCGGGGGTGCAGTCGTGAAGAACGTATCTGTCATTGCCCAAGGCCTCTGGGATTCAGCGCTGTCTGGCGAATTTATCTCAGCGTCCGAAGCAGCACCGGCTAGCGAAAACGACTCTACGCTCGTGTCTGCCGTGAACGGCCTGTTCAAGGAACTGCGCTCAATCCGTTCCGCTTGGCGTCAGGCTTGGCCCGACAAAGAGACTTACCAGGCAGCTAAGCGGCAGTGGTATCAGGCGTTCCTCGAAGAAGGCGTCTGCACCCAGGGGCAGATCGACTTTGGCATGACCCAAGCGCGCAAGCAGCCGGGCGATTTCATTCCGAGCCCGGGCCAGTTCATGGAGTGGTGCAAGCCAACACCAGAAATGCTCGGCCTCCCAGTTCTCGCCGCGGCTCACCGTGAAGCCTGCCGGAATGCCCACCCATGCATGGCAGGGCAGGGCAAGTGGTCGCACGACGCGGTTTGGCACACGGCAAAAGAGTGCGGCTTCGAAAACCTAAACAAGCTTGATACGCCCCTGAGCCTCAAGCTTTTCGACCGCAACTACACGATCACGATCCGCCGTCTGCTTGCTGGTCTACCGCTGGCGTCCATGCCGAAAGCGGTTACTCACCAGGCGGCACCCAAAGTCACCCCGGAAGTTGGAAACAAGGCCTTGGCCGAACTGCGCGCCCGTCGCGCCGGAGCATCCGTATGAGCGCACTCGATACTCAAGTTGCTGGCGGCCATTACAAGTCGCTGAAGATACAGCCCATCCAGTACATCCATGCCAATGGCATTCCGTTTGCGGAGGGCAGCGTCATCAAATATGTGACCCGGTGGCGCGAGAAGGGCGGCATTAAGGATCTGGAGAAAGCCAAGCACTTCCTCGAATTGTTGATCGAGCTTGAAAGTGGAGCGCAGGGGCTATCGGAATGAAGACGCTCAGAGCCTTGATCCGCGTCCTGTCGTGCTTCGCGGTGATGATGGAGTGCGCCGCGTTGGAACCGTCGACGGTTGATTTCCAGATCGGGGGTGCGCAGTGAGCAGGCAGACGAAGCTGACCAAGGAGGCCCGCGGCCGGGACTGCACGGTTCGCCTTCCGGGCTGCCCCAACGACACCGAAACCACTGTGCTCGCCCATTATCGCTTGGCGGGTACATGCGGCATGGGCCTGAAGCCGAACAACCTGCAGGGTGCATGGTGCTGTGTCTGGTGCCATGACCGAATCGACGGCCGCGCACGAATTGCCATGGCTCGGGACGAGATTCGCCTGTATCACGCTGAGGGCGTCATCCGCACCAACGACACGCTGATTGCTGAAGGGAAGGTGGCGGCATGATTTCCGCCAAGCTCAAGTCATTCAAGCCGAAGGCCGCCCGGGCTCCGCGAATTGATCGCGAGGGCCTGGAGCAGGCGGCGCTGCTCGCCGAGATTCAGCTCAAGCATCCCGAAGCATTCGCGCTGATCTACCACGTCCCGAACGGCGGTCACCGGCACATCAAGGTCGCGATGGACCTGAAGAAACAAGGCGTGGTCGCTGGCATTCCTGACTTGGTGCTGACCATGGCCCGCGGCGGGTATTTCGGCCTGTACATCGAATTCAAGGCCACACCGCCGAACGATGCGCCGGTGTCGCCCGAACAGCACAAGCGCATCGCCGCGCTCAACGCCCAGGGCTATCTGGCCATCGTTTGCCGTGGGCACTTCGACGCGATGGAGCAACTACGCGCGTACCTCCGACTTCCTCCGACAGTGGTGGCTGCATGAGCAAGACCCGCGCCGTGAAGTTCAGCGACGCCGAGATCCGCCGGCAGGCGGCCGACCCTGCCGTGCACGACCTGCGCGACCCGCGTCACCCCGGCCTGTACCTGCGTTTTGGCCAGGATCGTCAGCGCGCTTCGTGGTACCTGGTCAAGGGCAAGGCGTGGAACCACATCGCGCGTTTCCCTGATCTGGGCGCTGCCGCCGTGCTCGCTGAACTGCCTGCCTTGCGTCAGCGCCTGCTCCGTGATTCGGCGGCGACTGTAGCGCTCGGCGGGCTGGCTACATGCGGTCAGCTGATCGACTGGTACGGCAACCGCATGAGCCTCGACCGCTCGCTGTCGGCCAAGCGAAAGGCCGGCGCCAAGTCGGCAATCAAGTGCCACCTGAAGCCGCGCCTTGAGCACGTCCCGGTGCGAGACCTGACCTCTGCCGTGCTGGATAAAGAGCTGATGTGGCCATGCCAGCAGGAGTTGTCGCTGTCGTATGTGCATCAGTTGTTCGTCCTGCTGGTGGTCGCGTTCCTGCAGGCCTACAAGCTTGGCCTTATCGACAAGAACCCCATGGCCGACATGAAGTTCGTGGACTTCACCAAGGCCCGGATCATGCCCAAGGCTGCCCGGTTGCGCGGCGTGCACTTGGTGGAAGTGGTGCCCATGCTTGCCGACCTGTTCGAGAGTCAGCCGGGCGAGGCCATGTTGGCGATCATGATGCTGTGCCACGGCACCCGCGTCGGCGAAACCCGCATGGCACGCTGGTCTGACATCTCGATCCCGGATGGTGAGTGGTTCATCGCCGCTGAGAACACCAAGACCCGGACCGAGCACCGGCTTCCACTGACCGCCCAGGCCAAAGCGCTTCTGACCCGGTACAGAGCCATCCAGATCAGCCAGGGCTACGAGGGCATCTACCTGTTCCCGTCACGTCGTGGTCGGGCCATCAGCGAAGGGCAGGCCAGTGCCGTGTTCAGTCGGATAGGTCGGGGCGATTGGACCAGTCACGACCTGCGCAAGGTGGCCCGCACCGCATGGACAGACCTCGGCATCGACGGGCACATCGGCGAGATGCTGCTCAACCATTCGCTGGGCAAGATCGCCTCCACCTACATCAACACCCAGGCACGGGCGCAGCGTTTGGCCGCGCTGGAGAAGTGGCACAACTGGTTAGATGAACGTGGCTTCAAGTCGATCCACAACCTGACAGACACCCAATATGAAGATTCGCAAAACCCTGCGCAAGCCACGAACGGCGCGGGCTGCGAGCCTGTTTCTAACATTGTGAATGGCGAGGTTTAAAAATGATGAAAAAGAGCCATGGCCCTGCCTTTCGGAAAGAGTTAAAGCCGCTGATGGAATGCGGCACTTGTCGCGGCGCCGGCGTCGTCAGTGCAGTTTTTCACCAGCTTGATTGCGCTGCCTGCCACGGCTCGGGCTGGGTCTGTCAGTCAACCGGCGATGCGCTGCCGCTGGAAGACCTAGTGCCGCAACTGAATATGAAGCTGCGCAACGTCACTGCCGAGCTGAACCGTGCACGCCACAGCCAAGGTGGCGCGCACGAACAATACGAACAGAACAACCGCCGCGGTGCCGGCGGCTCGAACTACACAGGGGACTAAGCGATGGGCATCTATAAAGACGTGATGGGCACGCTGGTCCGTGTACTGGCGGCCGACAACATCGACAACAGCACCAAGCAGAGCTGGCAGAAATTGATTGATGCTGATCTGCGCCAAGGCGGCACCGGCAGTTCGATATCGGTCCGCGACAAGTTCGATTATGACTGCTGCCTGTATGCGCTGCTGCACCGTGACCTCGATGCCGCCCACTGGGATGTTCTGGTAGCGAAGTACTCGACCCACAAGGCGAACAAGGTCGGTGCCATCGGGCGCCTGGCAAGCCGAATCGCATCACCCGCCCCGAAACTCTTCATATATAAGGCGCTCACCGCCTGGGCGATCCCGCAGCTCAAGGGGTTGCAAACCGGAAAGCGATCCACCGACATGATCGTTTTGCCTTCCGAGTTCTACGACATGAATTCGTGGGACCCGGACGCCAATCCAGAGCGCACCAGGTATCGCTGGAGAGACGGTATAAAGAAGCGTCTCGAAGCGTTGGAAGAGGCGGCGGTGATCCACTCCACTGAGATATTCGACCTTGAAGAAATCTTTGTGGACGCTGCTTGACCGAGTGGCAGGATGGCCGTAAATTAGCCCCATCATGTCGATCTTGCGCGTTATGAGAGAGACACCAAAAGCCCCGCCACTGTGCGGGGCTTTTTCGTTATTGCGTGGTGGAGCAGTTGGTAGCTCGGCGGGCTCATAACCCGCAGGTCGCTGGTTCGAGTCCAGCCCTCGCAACCATATTCAAGCCTCGGCATTCGCCGGGGCTTTTTCGTTTTCGGCTCAGCCACACCCATTGCTCCGAGCTGGGAGTGCCGCTGTAGCCGATTTGCTTCCGCTTCCTCCTTTGGCTGCTCAAACCAGCCTTTTTTATTTCCGCTCCCCGCAAGGGAGGATCGTCGGATGTCCAAAATGCCTGAGAAAAATCCTGACCTTTGGGCACAAGTCTGGCTGGTCCTGAGCAACCCTCTTTGGCAGGGAGCAATCATGGCCGCAACAGTTTCGTTACTCCGCGTGCTGTACGACGCGAAAGAACAGAATATCTGGCGCGTGCTGTCCGAATCGCTTATTTGCGGCGCCCTAAGTCTGTCCTCGAGCAGCATTATTGAATGGATGGCCTGGCCGCCAAGCCTGTCTGTCGCCGCCGGCGGTGCGATTGGATTCATCGGTGTCACTGCCATCCGCGAGCTGATCATCAAGTTCCTTGGCCGCAAGGCGGATTCGGCATGAAGGCCATAGCAGCAGCACTGATCATTCTTTTGGTTGGATTGCTTCTGGTCGGTATTCAGCAGTACCGCATCGTTGCGGTCCGCGGCGAAATGCTGATCGAGACACAGGCCAAAGACAAAGCCGTTGCAGCGAACCTGGAAAGCCAGGCGACTATCACCACGCTTCAGGGTGAGGTCCAGCGCAACAAAGACTACGTCGCTGACCTGAGCAAGCGAATCAAGGTCAGCGAGGACAAGGCCGAAAAGGCGAGGAAAGACTTTGCAAAACTCAAACGTGACAGCAAGCCTGTTCGTGATTGGGCTGCTCAGCCTCTGCCTGACGGCCTGCGCGGGAAAGCCGCTGGTGGTAACAAAGACAACGGCAATAAGGCTGGAAGCCCCTGAGCTGATTCCTTGCGAGCGAGTCAATGCGGACGATACCGATCTGCGTGACAACGGCGACGTTTGGGAGCTGAAGGATCAAGCCATCAAGTTGCTTGATACGTGCGCCGACCAGGTCGACGCACAGATCGTTCGAAGTCAAAGCAAATGAAGAAGTCCTGGTACGTGACCGTGCCGGGCTACAAACCATTCCCCATGATTATGCAGGAAGATCACGACCAAGCCGGTGCATTGGCGGCGGCTCGGTTGATCTGGCCGGCGTGCACAGTTGAGTGATCATGCAGATGGCCTGTTCGGGGTGTGCCTCAAGGCGCGATTGGATAAAGAAGTGGTCGAGGATTGGTTATGAACGAGCAGCTGATCTCATTACTGGAAAGGATCGCGGTGGCTCAGGAAGCGCAGGCACAGTCGACACAGCAGATGTCCGACCGTCTCGGCCTAGTGATCCAGGCTCTGGCCGAGGATGACTCGGTGGATCCTGATGCACAGCCCCGCACGTACATGGATGGCACGCCATGCCTTTGAGGCCGCAGAAGCCATGCAACGCTCAAGGCTGTAACACGTTGACCCGCAACCCACGGTACTGCGAGGCGCATGCTGATGTCGGCAAGCAGTTCGAGGTGAAGCAGCGCGAGAAGCAGCGTGAGACCAGCAGTCAGCGTGGGTACAGCTACAAGTGGCAGCAGGCCCGCAAGTCATACCTGGCAAAGCACCCGCTATGTGCAGAGTGCGAGAGGCAAGGCTTGGTGGTTGTGGCTACAGACCTTGATCACATCGTCCCGCATGGCGGCGACAAGGATGCGTTCTGGGTTCGATCCAACTGGCAAGGCCTGTGTCACCCATGCCACAGCCGCAAGACGGCGGCCGAGGACGGCGGATGGGGCAACGCGAAGGCATCCGGTGCCCGCGGTGCCTGAATGAGATCGATTCTCGCGAAATTTCATCGAAATTCACGGAAATGAGAAATATTCCCATTCAAAGCGTGGGGGAGGGTCAAAAGTCCAGGGCCTTTGGCTTCTAGACCGCGCCCTCAATCGTTTTTTTACGCCCGCGAAATTAAAAATTCAGGAGTTGCGCGATGGGAGGCACCGCCACGGTCGCCGGCCGTGGTCGCAAACCCAAGCCAACGGCCAAGAAAGCACTGGCCGGTAACCCTGGCAAGCGTGCGCTGAACACCGCCGAGCCGCAGTTTTCCAAGATCACCCAGATAGACGCGCCCGAGTGGTTCAGCGCTCGGGCCGCCACCATGTGGAACATGATTGTCCCTGAGCTGCTACGCGAAAACGTTGTGGCGATCACGGATCTGCACAACGTCGAAGCGTTCTGCAGTGCGTATGACAACTGGCGCATGGCGCAGGAATCTATCCGCGAACACGGCATTGTTGTTACGGGCGCGACCGGCGGCCCGATGAAGAACCCCGCGTTGACCGCGGCGAACGAAACGATGCGCCAAATGGTGACGTTCGGATCGATGCTTGGCCTAGACCCGGCGAGCCGCACACGCCTTATCGGCGGCAATAAGGAGAAAGAAACCAACGAATTCGCCAAATTATTGAGTAGCTGATGACCAGATCCGCCCACCCGAACGTCGACAAGGCGACGGCGTGGGGTCGGTCATTGCTCCGCGGAAAGGTTCCTGCGTGCCGGTATATCCATCAGGCAGTGCAGCGCCACTTCGATGACCTGGCGGCCAGCCGCAAGCGTGGGTTCCGATTCAAGTTTGACCCGGCCAAGGCAGAGAAAAAGCTGAAGCTGATGCAGCTTCTGCCACATACAAAGGGCGAGTGGGCATTCAAGCGTCAGCTGATCACCTTGGAGCCGTGGCAGTTGTTCGGTCTGGCGGTCACGTTCGGCTGGGTTAAGAAGAAGGGCGGCCACCGGCGTTTCCGTGAAAGCTACTGGGAAGTGCCTCGCAAGAACGGT